CCATGTTTATTACTTAGTCTAATCGACTAAATCTTAACATGTAGAGGTCTCTTAGTGGCGGCTTTCCGCCAAGTTTAGATTGGAGATTACCATGTCCTCAACTAGTAAGTTCTTCCGGAGTGGTTTGTTCCGCTCTTCGAAGCTGAGCAAATCCCTCCTGGCTGCACTGCTGTTGATTGCCGGGTATCATACCGTTGATGTTAAGATGGATCCGGACTTTCATAGCGCTGTCGTTGACATCGTCGTGAAAGCTCTTTCTCCCTCAGAACCGTCAACTCAATCTAAACATTAAGGATAGGGATTATTAGATCCTTCTCCTAAGGAGGCTTTATGTCACGTACTAATATTGTCCCGCCCCAGAGTTTCAGTGTTCAGGGTCCGTACGTCGTTGCTTCTTACTCCAAGTTGAATCCTAATTCTCCTTGGACTGGACCTAACGTCACGCGAACCACTCACACTGATACTACCGGGACCGTTACAAGATCAGGCACTGTGACATCAGGTTTTCAGCGTGCCAGTGATGTCGGAGATCTACCTGAAAATTCCTTTAGTTATACTAGGAGTCAACAGATACATTTCCGTGGCACGAAGTTTACCGAAACTGTCGGTTCTCCTCCGGGTTCGTTCAAGTCGCGGACTATTGCGGCCGGTACGTTCCTGGATGAGTTCGTTGTCGGTTTCTCAGTAAACACGATTAACTCCTTGCGTCGGTCTAACCTCGATAACGAGGTTAAACAAAAGGTACTCGCGAAGGTATTAAATCAGAGCGTTAATGTTGCTGTGTTTTATGCCGAGCGAGAGCAGACTGCCGCTATGTTGGCGTCTTCACTTAAACGTCTTGGTAAGGCTTATAACCTTGCTAAGAAGGGTAGGATCCTTGACGCTTCAATTGCTCTTACTGGGCATAAGCCCCGTGGACCTTTGAAACAAACCATCAGTCAGAACTGGCTTGAATTACAGTACGGTTGGCTACCTCTCATGTCTGATATCTACGGCGCCTGCGAAACCTTGCAGAGGCAAATGACTCATCGTGAGTTTGTAGTTGTTCGTTCTAGTAAGGAGATCCAGGAGGACGAGCCTCGTAGAACCATCAGTTCTGATGGTTCTTTCGTGGACTACATCTTGTCCTCGGCTCATTATACTTCTTCCGTAAGGGTGAAGATGAAGAGCAATTCTACTCTCCTCCGTACCGCGTCTGAGCTTGGCTTAGCCAATCCTGGACTTGTCGCTTGGGAGCTTGTACCCTTCTCGTTCGTCGTTGACTGGGCGCTTCCTATTGGAAGCTTCATCTCGCAGTTTACCGCAGCACTCGGGTGGGAATTCCACACGGGTAGTATTTCTCGGTTTTACCGTCAGAAGGCCAATCTGCTTCGAACGCCTTACGTGTGTCCAGCCAACTATGTTGAACATGTCTTTGAAGGAACCCGCAGTTTAGAAGAGATTTCCTTTACCCGTGAGGGTATCGGGAGTTGGGCAGAAATGCTCACTCTTCCTTACATAAAGGATCCAGCATCGTTTGTTCACATAGCCAATGCGTTGGCCCTATTAACTCAAAAGAGGTAAGTAAAATGGCAATTATTGCTAACATGACTATCGCGGATGGCGCAGCCACTCCGGTAAATCATACGTTCACCGCTAAAGGCGTGCTGAATGGCATCGCTAAATGGAAAGACCAGGTCTCTGGTGTTGAACTGGGTATGCCCGTGATCACAGCTTCGCTGCGCGAGTCTACCAAGACCAATCCAATGACTAAAGTCACCATTAAGCTTCGCCTCCCTGCGCTCGAGACGGACCCAAGTTTCTTGGTTCCAACCCTCGCTTATGAGGACTCGTGCACCATTGAGTTTTTGACGCACCAACGCGATACGCTTCAGAATCGGGACGATTTGCAGACTTTTGTCTACAATATGCTCAATAATGCAGCTATGATTGCGCTGGTAAAAGATCGTGAAGTTATTTGGTAATAACTTAACGACTCGTCAATTCTCTTAAGGGATTCACTATGAAGACTCAGTCTCGTAGTTCGGAGTCAGTCGAACTGCTCCACGCACGCGTTAGCTCTTCGGTTACCGAAGATGCAATCTGTTTGTATCTCCAAGCTCTTGACACACCTCGGTCGCTCACTGTTTGGCTTCTCTTTATTTCAAAAGAGCACCAGCAATTGGTCGACCTGGACATTGATCCTAGCCAATATCAGGATCCTGTTAGGTTTCGTCTAGATTACACTGCTACCAACCTTCTTGCGAAGGCCGATTTCCTAGAAATAAAAGTTTCTAAGAAGGACGCAGCGCTCGAAAAGTTTCGGAAGTTCGAAGCTCAGTGTAAAACTACTAATCTTCGCTTTAAGTCTCTCTCACCGGAGTCCTCTTTGGACGGCGGCGATTGGTTGCTTCACGCAACCCGTCGTAAAATTGCAGAGATACTTAGTGAATTTTCGTGCGAGGAGTTTGCAAACAGTTGTGATTGGGGACCGGGCGTCTCCACCCTTATCAAGGGTGAACACGTTTCTGCCTTCAATAAGTTCCAGTGTGAAACTGGGATAACACGCGATTTGTACGCCTTTATAAAGCCTTGGTTCGCCGAAGCTTTTCCTCTTTGTGCACTCCATCTCTGGTCAAAGGAAGCCGATCAGAGTAATGATGGATTCACATTCGAGTTAGGTAACGTAATTGTCACGGTACCCAAAAATTCAAAGACGGACCGAGTCATAGCAATCGAACCCGGATGGAACCTATGGTTCCAGAAGGGTATCGGCTCAATGATAAGGTCTAGACTTGGAAGATCTGGGGTCAATTTGAACAGCCAGGACAAGAATCAACAATTTGCTCACGAGGGGGCCTTTATCGGTCACCTTGCGACAGTTGATTTTAGTTCTGCTAGTGACAGCATCAGTCGCGAGGTCGTCCGGGCTCTCTTGCCCAGCGATTGGTTCGCGATTCTTGATGTCACTCGTTCGAAGATCGGTATGGAAGGATCCAACTTAGTCAAGTGGGAAAAGTTTTCCTCTATGGGAAACGGATTCACATTTGAGCTTGAGTCCTTGATTTTCTACGCAGCAGCTTTTGCTGTGTGTGACTACCAAGGTCTCTCTAAGAAGGATCTAAGCGTCTTCGGGGATGATGTTATCCTTCCCGTCGAAGCTTATCCACTCTACTCAAAATGGTGTAATTTCCTCGGATTCACAGTGAATAGCTCGAAAAGTTTCTATTCGGGTTATTTTAGGGAATCTTGCGGTAGTCACTATTTTGGGGCTCTTGACTGCAAACCGGTTTACCTTAAAGGTAAACTAACTACTGTTCAATCACTTTACAAGTTCTGCAATGCGATCAGGCTTCTCGCGCACCGCTTCGGATCGAATAGATCCTGCGATAAACGCTTTGCCTTTGCATGGCAGTCTCTTGTAAAAAGGATTCCCAAACAGCTTCGTTTTGGAATACCTTATGGTATCGGTGATGCTGGTCTCATCATGAATTTTGATGAGGCTGCACCTCCTCTTGCCAAACGCCCCCACGAATTAACCTGGGAAGGTTACTCGATTCGGGCGGTGATTGAGGTTGGGGTTACCCAACAGTGTGACGGCAATGGTCTTCTTTTAGATCGTTGTCGACGGAGCCAAGAGCATGCGTATGGAAATTTCTATACGTTGCGAGGCCGGACGAAGATTCGTGTTTCACGACTCTTCGTGTCGTCGTGGTACAACTTGGGTGGGTGGGCTTAGCCCCCCTTCTACTTGATAGTAGGCTTCCTACTATCTGGTGGTAGCCAGTAGACTACCTTGGGTGGAGGCGC